TCCAAATCCTAAACTCATTTTTTCCAAACCAAAATTTGTTAAAAAAGATATAGATCTTGAGAAGATTTCAGAGCTAAATAATTCTCACCCAGCACGAGTTTATCTTGAGCAACGTGGTATCAAAGACTTAGATTATTTTTACTATTGTCCAAAGTTTAAAGATTGGACAAATAAGAGAAAGAAGACATTTGATACCTTAAGACAAGATTCACCACGTATTATTATCCCGTTTAAAGACAAAGAAGGTAACCTGTTTGGATACCAAGGCAGATCGCTCGCCCCTCAGGCAAAACTAAGATACATTACGATCATGCTCGATGAAGACAAACCAAAAATCTTTGGACAGGATAGGATTAACACAGACGAATCAATTTACATTGTAGAAGGACCCTTTGACTCAACGTTTATTAAAAACTCGGTTGCCATGGCTGGTTCCGATATTGATATTAGGACGTTTGGTTGGAGCAATCATATTTGGATTTATGATAACGAACCACGCAATCGAGAAATCGTCGCCAGAATCTCCAAGTCAATTGACAGAGGAGATAAAGTAATCATCTGGCCAAAAACTATACAACAAAAAGACATCAATGACATGCACTTAGCTGGACATGATGTTCAAACTTTGGTAGAATCAAACGTCTATCAGGGATTAACCGCAACCCTTAAATTTAACGATTGGAAAAAAGTATGACAAACGGACATGGAATTAAAGTTCGCAAGCGTGACGGGTCTGAGACCGCCCTCAACCTAGATAAGATTCACAAGGTAGTAGAAGAAGCTTGCGAAGGGTTAGGGAGCGGTGTGAGTGCCTCTCAGGTAGAGATGAACTCTGGTCTACAATTCTTTGATGGAATTGAAACCAAAGACATTCAAGAAATTTTGATTCGTTCGGCAAGTGATTTGATTAATTTAGATTCTCCTAACTATCAGTTTGTTGCTGCTCGTCTTCTACTTTATGCTGTCTACAAACAGGTTTTTGGATCCGAATGGGTCCAAGGTCTTCCTAGTGTTTATGATCATGCATGTCACTGCACTGACAAACAAGTTTATGATAAAGATATCCTAGGTAAATATACAAAGGAAGAGTGGAGCAAGATCAATTCTTGGATTGATCATGAACGTGATATGATATTCACCTATGCTGGTTTACGTCAGGTAGTGGATAAATATCTTGTTCAGGATCGTAGCTCTGGTGTGGTTTACGAATCACCCCAGTACATGTACATGATGATTGCAGTAACACTATTCCAAAATTACACAGACAATCGTCTTGAATATGTCCAAAAATACTACAACGCAATCAGCAAACACAAAATCAACATCCCAACGCCAATCATGGCAGGTGTTAGAACGCCTCTTCGGCAGTTTGCGTCTTGCGTTCTGGTTGATGCTGACGACACCTTGGATAGTATTTTTAGTAGTGATATGGCCATCGGTCGCTATGTCGCTCAGAGGGCTGGCATTGGTATCAACGCAGGTCGTATCAGGGGCATCAACGCTAAAATCCGAGGCGGAGAAGTACAGCACACTGGCGTTGTTCCTTTCCTTAAAAAATTTGAATCGACTGTACGATGCTGTACGCAAAACGGAATCAGAGGAGGATCGGCAACAGTCCACTTCCCAATCTGGCACCAAGAAATAGAAGACATCCTTGTTCTCAAGAACAACAAAGGTACAGAAGACAATCGAGTGAGGAAACTTGACTACTCAATCCAAATTTCAAAACTTTTCTACGAACGTTTCATTGAGAATGGAGAGGTTAGCTTATTCTCACCGCATGACGTACCAGGTCTCTATGATGCTTTTGGTACTGATGACTTTGACACTCTATATCGGATGCATGAACTCAATGATGCTGTTCCGAGAAAGACTATCGGGGCACAGGAATTAATTCTTTCATTGCTTAAGGAGAGAGCAGAGACTGGTCGTATCTATATCATGAATATTGATCACTGCAACGAGCATTCTTCTTTCAAAGACAAGATTAATATGAGTAACCTCTGTCAAGAGATTACCCTACCTACTGTACCACTTAACCATATTGATGGTGAAGGAGAGATTGCATTGTGCATTCTATCTGCTATCAACGTTGGTAAGATCAACAAGTTAGATGAATTGGAAAATCTCTGTGACCTAGCAGTCCGTGGTCTAGAGGAATTAATTGACTATCAGAACTATCCTGTAGAAGCTGCAAAACGTAGCACTATCAATCGTCGTTCTCTTGGTATTGGTTACATCGGACTATCACACTACCTAGCAAAACATGGATATAAATATGACAACCCTGCAGCATGGAAATCAGTCCACGACTTGTCTGAATCTTTCCAGTTCTATCTACTCAAGTCAAGTAACACCCTTGCCAAAGAAAAAGGTAAGTGTGGTTATTTCGATAGAACAAAGTATGCAGATGGTATCCTCCCAATCGACACTTACAAGCGTGACATTGATGAGTTCTGTGGGGCGGAGTTAAGTCATGATTGGGAAAATCTTAGAGAATCTATCGTCACCCACGGTCTTAGGCACTCAACACTGTCCGCACAAATGCCTTCAGAGAGTAGTTCCGTTGTGTCAAACGCAACCAATGGAATCGAACCACCTAGAGGATTCTTGTCCACTAAAAAATCAAAGAAAGGACCTCTTAAGCAGATTGTTCCACAATACGGCACATTAAAAACCAATTATACATTGCTGTGGGATATGAAGGATAATGATGGGTACATTAAAATTGTATCTGCCATGCAAAAATTCTTTGACCAAGCAATTTCTGGCAACTGGAGCTATAACCCAGAAAATTATGACAATAATGAAGTACCTGTATCAGTTATGGCAGGTGACCTTCTTAAAACATATAAGTATGGATGGAAGACTTCCTACTATCAAAATACATACGATCAAAAAGGAGAAGAACCTGAATTTACAGACGAAAAGAAACAGAGTATCGAAGATTTACTTACAAACATTTTGGAAACAGAGGAAGAAGATTGTGACAGTTGCAAAATTTAGAACTAACGAACCCATGAGTAGTGTAGAAGGCATGACAGTATTCAATACTGATCAAGTAGATACAACTAAACAAACTATGTTCTTTGGTCCTCCTCTGGGAGTACAGAGATATGACAAATTTAGGTATCCCATTTTTGATAAGTTGACACAAAATCAACTTGGTTTTTTCTGGAGACCTGAAGAAGTATCTCTGCAGAAAGATAGAGCAGATTATCAAACATTAAACAATGCACAAAAACACATATTTACTAGCAATCTCAAATATCAAATCCTCTTGGACTCTGTACAAGGTCGTGGTCCTGGCATGGCTTTCATGCCTTATTGTTCTTTACCCGAGCTAGAAGGATGTATGAACATCTGGCAGACCATGGAGATGATTCATAGTCGTTCATACACACATATTATTAAAAATGTATATCCAGACCCCTCTGTTGTCTTTGACCACATTCTAGACGACGAGAAGATCCTCTCACGAGCACAATCAGTTACTAAAGCATACGATGAGTTTATTAATATTGCTCAGAGATATGGAACTGGTAGCATGTGGAAGGATACTTGGAAAGATTCCCCAACAGCAAAGTGGGAAATCAACGATCTCAAGAGAAATCTATATAGAGCAGTCGCTAATGTCTACATTCTTGAAGGCATTAGATTCTACGTATCTTTCGCTTGTTCTTTTGCTTTCGGTGAACTTAAACTCCTTGAAGGATCAGCTAAGATCATTGGTCTTATTGCGAGAGATGAATCTCAACACATGACTGTTACTCAAAACATTCTTAACAACTGGAAAAAAGACGATGACCCTGAAATGAGGGAAATTGCTAAGGAAGAGGAAGAGAATGTTTATCAAATGTTCCGTGATTCTGTAGAAGAAGAGAAGCAGTGGGCAGAGTATCTGTTTAAAGATGGATCTATCATTGGTTTGAATGATAAATTACTACAGAAATACGTTGAGTGGACTGCTAATCGTCGTTTGAAGTCTATCGGACTCAATGCAATCTTTGATACTCCTATTACCAACAACCCTCTTCCTTGGACTGCACACTGGTTATCCTCTAAGGGTATGCAGGTAGCTCCACAGGAGACAGAGGTTGAATCTTACCTAATTGGTAGTATTAAACAAGACGTAAAGAAAGATACTTTTGCAGGATTTAAATTATAACTATGGACCTTTGGAAAAATTACAAAACATCTCTTGCAAACGTTTTTCCAGATATGAAATTTGTTCAGCGACATGCTGAATGGACTAATGATAAGGATGTGAACTTGACTGCTGATTTGTATTCAGGTAAACATCTAATCAAATCAAGACAAGTTGAAATTTGGGATGATAAATCTTGCAGCATTTATAACAACATATTGTATCCCAGAACAGGATCAAACTTACCCTGTTTTGGTATGGATCTTATGGGAATGAGTGACAAGAGAGTTGTTATTGTGTTTGATTTTCAACACCCTGTAGAAAAATACTTGTTTTATACATCAGATCTACCTAAAGTAGAAGGAACGTATAGATTTTTTGAAGCAGGCAATCATTTTTCTGACAATCTTATTGTTAGATATTGTAAACCCGATGAGGTAGATGAACATCTTCCTTTGTTTACAAAATATATTCAATATTATAAAAACATGCTAGATGAGCATCAACCAATTGGTACTGATACTACACAGTATGTTGATTTTGACAGATACATGATAAGACTTGATCCTATATCTGGGTATTTGTCCAATAGATTTGGCAAGGAAAAATCTCAAACCTTGATTAAAGAATTCTTTTTCAGTTATGCTTAAAAATGGGAAGACAAATAATTAATGACTTAGCTAGTATTATTCGTAAACATCAAAATACTCTACCTAACATAGAGGAATTAGATGTTGATGATGAATTTAAAGAAGTCTATAAAGAAACACAAGATGGTAGATTGACCATCGAAAATGATATGCACATGTGTACTGGATTACGTAAGGTACATATGGAAATTGCTAGTCTAGGACCACTCGATATCCTACATTGTATTTGGTATCCAGATCCTGAATTTGATTTGCCTATTTTTGGTGCTGATATTATAGCTAACAAAAATATTGTTACTGCTGCTATCACAGATATTTCTCCTGTTGATGATCTATGTCATCCAATCTATGAAGATATTGCTGATATCAGTAGATACTATAGTTTTAGACACAACAGGGAGATTCCTGCATGGGGTACAATTTTTTCACCGTACTGTAAGTTCGCAAGACTAGATGATGATCATGAAATTGATACATTTTGCCATGTAGTTGACGAATATCTAGATGCATTTGTTGGTGCTGTTTGGAAATCAACTATGGATAACAGTGGAGCAGAACAAAGATGGGTAGCACAGTCAGATTACTGTAATAATCAAAAGAAAAATGACAAAACTAGAAAAATTTTAGAAAATTATTTTGGTACTCGTTGGGCAGACCAATATATTAATAAAGTATTGTTTGACGGACCCTAAATATTGGAGATGATATGATGATCATGTGGAAAAATTTAAAGAATATGAGAATGCCTGGATCTATCATGGCAGCGTCTTTGACGGGTCTCTTATTGGGGACAACTATGGTTTTGTTTACAAGATTACCTGTAGCACCACCAACCGTTCCTACATCGGTAGAAAATACTTCTGGCAAAAACGAAAGCCTAGAGCTGTGGGTCAAACTACCAAGCGGCGAAGAGTTACTAGTGAAAGTGACTGGAGAAAATACTACGGAAGTTGTCCAGAGCTTAAAGAAGATGTTAAACAGTATGGACGGGAGTCTTTTGCTAGAGAAATCCTCTCCCTACACAGGACACCTGGAAGGGTCAACTATGAGGAAACTCGTCAGCTCTTCCTCTGTGACGTTTTGACAAAAGCCTTGACAGACGGCACCCCTGCCTACTATAATTCAAACATACTCGGACGTTACTACAGGAAAGACTATTTTGATTTTGGAAATGATTCTGGCGTTGACGCCTGCTGACTACGACCACCTTGCGAGAGCAGTGCAAGTTGAGGCAGCGACTAATACAATGGATGAATACTGTGTTGCAGTCTCTATTCTAAATAGAGTCAAATCACCTAGGTATCCTAATACTGTTGCTGATGTAGTATATGCTCCTGGACAATACGAAGGTTTCTTATACCGTCGTCCATCTGCTAAGACTTCTACCATCACTCGTTTGTTGGATACAAATAAGATGCTTACGGCATATAATATCATTGGAGATAGAACTAATTTTAAAGGACAACGTATGTTGCCTTATCGTGTAGCTGCAGAAGATCCTATGTGTGATCCTAAAGGTAACTTCTTTCATTATCATTGGCAATCGTGATATACTCGATATTTAATTACAACTTCTTTGCTCAATTTCAAGCAGTTAATCATGAAAAATTAATAGCAGAATTAAATAGAGAAGTTGTACTTGGTGTTAATGATTATGCATGGTCTGCTAAGTGTGATGTATCTACAAAAAGATTAGATACAGATAAGTATACTGAATTACTACAACCAAGCATCAATAAATTTGCAGATACTCTTCAAAGAAAATTAAATTTTGTAATTGATGAAGCATGGTTAAATAGTTATCAAGAAGGTTCTTACCAAGAGATACATGATCATGTCCCTTCAGATATATCATGTGTATTATTCTTAAATCACGGAAAAAACTTTTCGGAATTTTATTTTAGGGATAGGTATAGTTCAGATGTCTCATTTAAATTGAGACAAACATTAGGTTTTACAGATCTATGGACTCCACAAATTAAAGCAGGAGATATATTATTTTTTCCTTCCAATGTTCTTCATGGAGTTTCTAAACATAAGAGTGATACGTTGAGAAAAACGTTTTCATGTGATATAATAATCAAATGACTCAGTAGCTCAGTGGATAGAGCAACTGCCTTCTAAGCAGTCGGTCGTTGGTTCGACCCCAACCTGAGTCGTTAGTCGGTATGGCGGAATTGGTAGACGCGCTAGGTTTAGGTTCTAGTGTCTTATGACGTGGAGGTTCAAGTCCTCTTACCGACATTAGGGTGAATAGCTCAGCGGTAGAGCATCTCCTTTACACGGAGGCGGTCGGGGGTTCGATCCCCTCTTCACCCATCACTTCACAGAGAGGTTAAATGCTTAACAATGTTAACGGCAAGATGCAAACTATGCAACAAAGAACTGACAAGCACTAGCAGGATTCAGTTCTGTGGTTGTCCAAATCAGATGAGAGTTTTGGATGATCATATTGGGGCTATTGATTTAAATCAAGTAGTTCTTACAAAACATAAAGAAAGTATTAAATATAACGGGATTCTTACATCTGATGACCTAAAATATCAAGAGGAACGACGTAAAAGAAAAGTGCGTCGTATTAAATTCGAGGAACGTTAATGATCAATCTTGATGAACGGTATCATTCATACCTAATGACAAACAAATGCTTCTATATTGATGGTGTTTGTGAGAAAGTTAAAGGTTATGGTTACAATTGTGACAGTACCGACATTATTGGTTATTATGTACTCACTACAAAACATAAATTATTCTACAATCTGGAGGAAAAATTTCTTCGTAAAGAGCTTCTTCCTACAGTTACTATATAAAAAACATTTTTGATTATTATGCAAATTTTTCTAGACACTGCTGATTATAATGCTATTGCTGAACGCTATGAGACTGGTCTAGTCGATGGTATCACTACAAATCCTACACTAGTTCGTAAGTCTGGTGTAAACTACCTTGATTTTATCAGGACACTTGTTTCTGAATTTAAGTTTGAAAGTATTTCTGCTGAAGTTGAGGGTGATACTGATCTGGAAATGATTCGTAATGCCCAACAATATATTGAGGTTGGAGAAAATGTTACTATCAAATTGCCCCTCACTAAAGATGGGTTATCTGCATGTAAAGTTCTTAGTGATGATGGTATTGGAACTAACGTTACCTTGTGCTTCAGTGTTGCTCAAGCAATCATGGCAGCAAAAGCAGGTGCCTCATATGTTTCTCCATTTGTGGGTCGTTTGAATGATAACTCTATCAGTGGGGTTGAACTTGTTCGTGCTATCTCTGGTCTGTATTCTACTCATGGCGTAAAGACTGAGATCCTTGCTGCTAGTTTGAGAGATGTTCACCATGTCTCTCGTTGCTTCCTGTATGGCGCTAACGTATGTACGTTGCCACCAGCTGTGTTTGATAAAATGTATAACCATGTGTTGACCGATTCTGGTCTAGCAATTTTTGAAGAAGACTTTAAACAACTACAAAAATGATTATAATCTATTCAAAATCTGGTTGTCCATATTGCGTAAAGATGAAAAAAGTGATGGAGATTGAAGAACTCCAACACGTATCATATGAACTTAATCGTGACTTTACAAAAGAAGAATTCTATGCTAAATTTGGTGAGGGATCAACCTTTCCACAAGTCACTCTAGATGATCTTCATCTAGGTGGGTGTCAGGAATCTATTAAACATATGCAAAAGGAGAAAATTTGTTGTCAAATATAATTGAAGTTCCGTTTGCTGAATTTGAAAAAGAATTCGATGCATATATGGATCGCATTGAAGCAGGTGAATCCTTTATAGTTCGTAAACCAGATGGAACTGCTGTCATGGCAGTCCCTGCTGATGAATACAAAGAACTAACAGATCAGGTTACTGATAAAGATTGGGAAAACATGATGACAACACACGACGATGCTAGTTAAAACATTAGAATCTATTGCTACGAATGAACTCTACATGGGGTACATCTTTGGCATCATGATCTTGGGTGGATTCATCCGAGAACATAGTGCTCTAGAAGATGTTTATTCGTTAGCTAAGAAATACATCAAGGACAATCGTGTCCTTGTTATTATAACCTCACTGTTAGGTGGTATACTTCCTATTCCAGGACGTGTTGCTCTATCAGCACCACTCCTAGATGCTATTGCACCACCTGATAAACAGAGGCGTTCTGACTTTGGTGTGATTGATTATCTATCTGTTCACCATTACTATTGGTGGTCGCCATTAGAGAAGACGGTTGTCTTGCCAATGGCAGTGATGGGTGTATCTTATGGAACATTCCTAGGATATACTATCGTTCCTTTGATTATCACCTTGACATACACATGGTGGTATATCTTTACTAAGGTTCCAGCTTCGTCTGTTGTTCCTAACCTAGAATATGTACGAGACTTTAACTGGCGTCGTGCATTAACTGGTTGGGCACCACTGATTGCTACTGTTATCTTGCTACTCAATACAGGAAAAGCAGGAGCACCATTCTTCTTCCCTTGGTTCCTTGGTATGTCAATTTATTATTCGATTGTATATAAGGATTGGAAGTGGGGTAGATGGTTGGATGGTAAGTTTGCTATTATTGCAACTATTGTCCTTGCTCTTGGTGGTGTGGTTGGACTGGTCAAAGGACCTGTCATGGACTATCTCAATGCAGCAACTCCTGGAATGCTTATTCCTGCTTCTCTAGTAGCTATGGTTGCTGCTTACATCATGGGTTCATCTGGCAAGTATGCTGGCATGACTTCTGTGCTAGTATCGATCTTCGGTCCTCAGTATCTCGTGTGGTTCCTCTGCACTGAGTATTCTGGTTACCTGATCTCACCTGCACACAAGTGTCTCATGATTGGACAGCAGTATTTCGGTACACCAATTCGGAAATACTACGTTGTCTTGTCTCGATTGTGTGCTATACTTATTGCATACGCAGCACTCGTCACTTTCGTCCTATGAAACCAACTGTTATTCTTGAGCGATATCCCTACCGCTATGTCCAGTGCGGTACGCTAGAGATCAACGGTAAACCTGACTACCGTATCCAAAAATATCATGAGTGGAAAAAGCGGTACTTTGATATGTACTTGCTTGATAACTCCATTCAACTGGATTATGTTTTGGAAGATTTTGAGTACACCAAATGGTTAGATCCAGAAGGTGTACCTTGTTATGTCAGAGATCGTGTTACTACTTAAGAGGTTACTATGAGCGTTACATCACAATTAGAAAAAGCAGAAGAAGCTATTCGTCAGGCATTGATCAACGCTCTCGCAGAGGGTGAAGATGCATACCTTACAGAACTGTTTGAACAACTCAATTCGGTTCGTGGTTTGCAAAAGAAAGTGAGTAATACTATTCGCTTTACTGATGACAGTGATAGTTATTATGATCGTTTAAACGATCCTAACTATTCGTCATCCATGTTTGATCTTACATCACCATACATTACTAATGTAAAACCAGGAAAAGATCTGGATCGTATTGATAATGTTCTTGATTTCCCGATTAAGATTGGAAATTATAGTGGTGATGTTGTTACTTTTGGTGATATTGATAGTCCCGAAACGACTTAAAACTTATTCTGGTGGATCCAAAGACCCCTTCCGTGTGGATGATTTCCTGTTTTGCATCTAAACTAAAACAGGTGGCGTGCATGGTAGACCTATGAGCAAAGTTCTTAATTATTATTACTTACCTACAGCAGTCGATAGTTCTGTTAGTGAAGTTATTGTTAATCAATTATCTAAACTAAAACTAGAGGAAGCTAGAGTTACTGAATCTGGTAAAGATTCAGGAGAAAGTAATAAGACTATTAGGAACTGCCTGACCCAAGGCATCCCTTCAGATCATTGGGTATCAGGAATGCTCTCGCATTTTGTCAATTGTGCCAATACAAATTTGTTTCATTTCGATCTTCATAACTGGGCGGATTTTATTCACCTATGTGTGTATGATACAAAAGAATCACATTATCATTGGCACACTGACATTTCTCCAGCACTCTATGAGCAACCAATTAATCATATAAGAAAATTAAGTATCAGCATGTGTCTCTCTCCTAAAGAAGAGTATGAAGGTGGAGAGTTTGAACTGTATGTTGGTAGAAAAATGTTTAGTTTTAAAATGGATTGTGGCGATGCTATTATATTTCCCTCAGATTGTATGCATAGAGTTAGACGGATTAACTCTGGCAGTAGAAAATCATTAGTTGGGTGGTACGGCGGTCCTCCATTTAGATAAATACTTCTAGCTTAGTGTAACT